CTGGGACAACCTAGTTATCTCTCCAGAAAACAAGAACGCCTTGGCTATCTTCTTCGGAAAGATGGCTGCCCTAGGACTTCCTCGTGAGTTCTTCAACAACAACCCATCAAACGCTCAGATTGAGGCTTCACTTGACGGTAAGTTGTTCCGTGCTCAGGTTGGCTCTAGAGAGTGGCAGGGTAGCAAGCGTAATGAAATAACTAAGTATTATGTTCAGACTGCTCAGGTTGCTACTCCAGTTACTACAACTGCTGGTGCTGCGGTTCCACCGCCACCACCTGCTCCAGCCCCTGCCCCTGCTGGTGCTCCACTGTCTGCTCCAGCAGACGCTCCTTTCTAGGAACCCATTAGGTAGGGACATCGCCCACTATAATTAGTGGTGGGCGGTGTCCCTTTCTACTTACACACAAGGAAATGATGTCAAAAGTTTTTCTTACTGGTATGTCTGCTCCGCAAGCATCTTCTAGTTCTAATAAAAAATCTCTAACCTTTGCTGGAGTACTTGATAAAGTTTTAACCAGTGCCGGGCACGAAGTTACTTGGGCAAGTCCAAGTGTCTATATGACTAAAAAATCCTTAAATAAATTTGATGCCGTATTAGTTGGTATCTCCCCACTAACTAGCGTTGGTGCTAATAGGGTCTACGGTGCCCTGAGTGTAGTAAACGCACTAAAAGATACCGACAAACTTACTCTTTTTGTTGACACCCCTACTCCAAGTCAGATTGAAGTTAGCCTAAAGGCCGTAATAACAAACCCTGAATCACTTACTAAGTCTTTCTTTTCTTACAGAAAAGAATATTCAAATGTGATTGCTGATAAAGACTTACTAAACTCTGTACTGTCTGGTGTTAAATATCTTTATGAAAATGATTGGACCACGACTCTCTACCCCAAGTTGCCTTGGAAATCAGAATTTAAGTTGGCTCCTAATGCTAAAACTAATTTAGTTGGAGTAAACCTTGACTCTCACATAATTTTAGAAAGTAATGTAGAACCCGATAGAAGACCAAAATGGGTTATTGATAACTTGACCACGCCTTGGGCTAAATCAACTACGGCAGCACTAAGCCTTCCTAATTCTCTTATGAAATGGAATAAGGGTTGGACAGATGAACAAGTTGATGAGCAAATTCTTCGCTCTATTGGAGCAATAGTTTCTCCAGATAAGAGAGATGGTACCTATTGGTCTTACAGATATATACAGGCAATAAACTCTAATACTCCTGTAATTACTGATTGGAAAGAAAGCCATTTTATTGGTGATGCTTGGAATATTTTGGCCACTAGCATGGAATCTATGAGCCAAGAAAAAAGAGATTTGATTGCTACGGCTCAGCGGGAAAGTTATCTTGCAAATATCCCTAGCAAGCAAGATGCTGTAGAAATTCTACAGAATTCTATATTTAGGAGAAACTAATGCCAAAAGTTGATATTGATTGGGTAAAAAATCAATTTGCCAAAATAAACATCCATAAGGGGACTGGTCTGGCCGTAATTGAATTGCTCAAGACTTGGGAAACCTTAGACATAAATAAACCAGATGTTGCTAAAACAGTGTTGGCTGTATTTACTGAACTTGCTCAGGGGCACGCAATTGTTCCAGCAGATAATTTCAATTGGATTCAGGCTCGTCGTGGAGACATCAAAGTTAGAGATGTGGTTCGTGTAAAAGCAGATGCCTTTACTGGCGATGCTGGACACGCACACAACGGAAGAGTTGGAGTAGTTATTGCTATTCGCTCTGGAGACATTATTGTAGATATTACTGATGAACAGGAACCAAAACTAAAGGGTGTCCATTATCTTCCAGAATTGCTTGAGAAAAGAGTATCCGCCTAATGAAAACAAAGATGACTTTTACTACTTTTGGTACCAGCAAAATTGATATTGAAAGACGAGCCATTGAGCGTATTGCTGAATTTCTTGACATAGATAAGTCAGATGTAGAGTCAAAATGCGATATCGAGATTCAGATTGAGGCTGACAATAGCGAAAGTTATATTGCTACCGTATTTGTGAGAGTCAAATAATGGGCAATTCAGCACATGAAAACAAGGCTTGGGCTGCTACGGTAATCAATAAACTACAGCCAAAAAGTGTTTTGGACATTGGTCCTGGAGAAGGTATTTATGGAAAAATTGTCCGTAAATACTCCCCGTCTACTGAAAAACTTGTTGGTGTAGAAGTCTGGGGACCTTATGTAGAGCAATTCAAACTTCGTGATTTTTATGATGAAGTATGGATTTGCGATGCTCGTATCTACCCAGATTTCAAATATGACCTTGTAATTTTTGGTGATGTACTAGAGCATATGACTAAAGAAGATGCTATTTCTTTATGGAATAAAGTTTCAAAACAAGCAAAATATGCTTTAATTTCTGTACCTATTGTCCACTTTCACCAAGGTGCGGCTAACGGAAATCCTTATGAAATTCATGTAAAAGAGGACTGGACTAGCCAAGAAGTTATTGAAAGTTTTCCTGGTATAGTAGCCCACGAAGACTTTGAAATTACTGGAATTTATTTAGCAAAGTTTGACAACAAAAAGAAAAAGAAGTAGTATATCTATTACAAATGACAGAAAGACAAAACTATGCAAACATTCGTACCACTCACTAGCACTGCCTCAGATATTGCCAAGGTGCTTGACAACAAGCGTCTCAACAAGCAAGCCCTAGAAGGCTGGCAAATCCTTATGACTTTGCTTGAACTAGACCCAGAGGGCAATCACCGAGTTCCTAAAGGCTGGTACAACCACCCTGCTGTCAAAATGTGGCGTGGTCACGAGATGGCTTTGTTTATGTATATTCAAGCAATGGTACATGAGTGGATTGGTCGTGGCTACAAGTCAACTATTGGCACTAAGGCTTGGAATACTGTTCAAGTTGCTATGGAACGACAACTTATTACTGATGAAATTACTTCACCAGCGTGGCTTGAAGATAAGCAATTATTTGAGCAAATTGCGTCTAGCCATAGAATAGCGTTGCTCAATAAAGATTATGAATGGTATTCACAGTTTGGTTGGGCAGAAGACACTGGTATCAAACCAGATACTTACGAATATGTTTGGCCTGTAAACTAAATAATAAACGGCGTGTTTCACACTGTTTTATTCTATAAAACAATGTATTCTTTTATATATGAAAGATTCACGCATCGGCGAAACTCTATGGAGTGAGTGGACTGGCAATGGCTATAAGAAACAAAATAGCAATTCATTAGTTTTTCACACCGAAGACCACATCGATGTTCATAACGAAATAGTGAGACGAGCATTAGCCTCTGCCCTACAAAGAGACGGCACAACCGATTCTTTGGGCGAGGCTTTTCGTTTACTCGATGGACCTGTATTAATTAGCCAAGGCTACGCTGGGTTTGTCAATGGCGAAGATGAACCAACCTTATGTGATAAAGACGGAATGACAATTCACGAAGATAACGCAGATAGCGTTATTCCTATCACTTGGGTTGAGATAAATGTCGATTGATGATACTAACTGGATAAAAGATTCACTATGCTCTAAGAAAGAAAATGAGCATATGATGGAATGGTTTTTCTCAGAAGAACCAGAAGAAAAGTATGCTGCTAAAAACTTATGCTTTAGTTGCCCTGTGAGAAAAGATTGCGTAAAATACGCATTAGAAAAGAAACAAATCTGGGGTGTTTGGGGTGGTAGAGATGAGAATGAAATCCGCAGGATTCTATCTGTAGATGCTAATGGTGATGAATGCCGTAGAGAGCGTTATCCTCAGTGTCCTTATTGCTTTGCTAGAACTAGCAAACTAAAAACTTACATTGTTGATTTACCTGGCGGTGGTCGTTGGACCACAGCCCGTATGGTTGAATGCACTGATTGTGGTTTTGCTTGGCGTAGCCGCACAAGTGCTAATGCTGTAAACGCATATAACTCTAAGAAAGAAGATAAGAAAAAGAAGTAATTACAGTCTTACTGGAATTACACTGATATTTTCTCTAGGGTCATAATCTCCACCAAACACCATAGTCAATAGACCAGGTTTGGATTCTAACCCTGCTCTATCTCTAAACCACTCTGAACCTGGGTCAGTAGTTGGGCACTGAACCCACAGACGGTCCCCGATATCCATTGTGCGGAAGTTGTGATAGTGCCCAGATATCCAGATGTCTGCTCCACCTAATGCGGTCTGACCTGCTGACTGCTGGGACAAGTACTTCAAAACATTATTTTGATTTGCTTGATGTCCGTGGAACAATCCGAGCATAGTTCCGTTGATGTCAACTGTAAGAGTTTGATGTCCTGATGCTGGATAACGGAACTCTACATGAGATAGTGCTGGGTTCTCGGCACAGGCATCTTGAACTGCTGATGCAATTTCTACATTCCAACCGTCGGCTGGGTCAGCAGCAACCTGACGAGTAACTTCATCGTGATTTCCATTTACTACTGGAACTATTAGCCTTTCACAATAAGGGGCTAATGCTTTTATTTGAGCCATAAGTAATCTACGGGCAACTCTAACTTGTTCTGTAAGACCTAAGTCAGATGCCGATACACTTTGTAATCTTCCACCTTGACTTGTATTTCCTTCAACATGGTCTCCAGGAAGTCCTAGAACAATAGTCCCCAAGTTGAGGCCCATCTTTTGTAAACCTTTGAAACGAGCAACTGATTGACTGGTTAAATTTAATAATCTATCAATTGATTGCTGAGTACCACCAGAACCAGTTTTTTTACCAATTTGTTGGTCGCTTGGGAATACGCCATAAGCACCTTCGCCAGTAGCAACTTTGATTCCACGCTCTGGTTTCCACTTTTTGATTTCATCAATAAGTTGTTCGGCATCTAATCTCTCTGCTTGGTCTACTCCAATTGGAATTAAATTCACACGGACTGACTCTAGCCACTCGCCCGAATAAGTTTGCCAGCGTGAACGACGAAGTGAAGTTACTGACCAAGAGTTTGGGTCTAGGTCAAACTCTTCAAGAATGGTTTTGCTATCTGGTACTTCACCAGCAGGTCTTGGTTTAGAAATAACAAAACCACCCTTAGATTCATCAACATCTAAGCGTGGTCGCCATTCTTCTGGGGTATTTGTATATCTTATGTCAGAGCCAGATTTACCTGGGCTAGACATATCTTCAATTCTGTCTGAAAAGGTCATTTTACTTTCCTGCTACTAAGTTGAAGCAACCGCAGTCTTTACGGCGATGTCTATCAACGGTGCTTAGACTAATATCATAACCTTCTTCACGGAATATCTTGGAGAGAGCGACATTAGTGATTCTGCCTGGAACACCCTCTGGAACATCAAAGGCTTCAATCAAAGATTTTTTATCTTTTTCTGACAAAATATCCCCATTGAGCATTAGCCCAATTTTGCAGAGTTTTATGTTTGATTCTTTAGATGCTGATTGTAAGCGGTCCGAAAGGGACATATCTAAATCCTTTGGTCAAGTGTCATTATTTATGGTACTAGATAGCGGCTAAGAGATAACCTTTGAATTGGCTTTTCTTGAACGGCGTGTCTTAGGTTCTACTGGCTGGGTTGGAATAAGAAATTCTTTTATCAGTGATAGTTCCGTAGTTGTCTTTATCGTATGCTCTTCAATTGTGTTCACTCTGTCTGCCAAGGAAGTTCCGCCATTTTCCCAGAGTTGATGTTCTACTCGGTCTAGTCTTTCAGCGATAGTCCTACCATTTTTATCAATGCCAATGGCATCTCCAATTCGTTTTGCCACTCTATAGATGGCTAAAAATCCGCCAATGATTACGCCAATTGCTGTGATTACTGCTGCTACTGTAAAAATAAGTTCTTGTGCCATCGGGTAAAATAAAACTCTCGCTTGGGCTCCATAGTGGAGAAAGTATCTATATTAGTTTATCTAATAAATTAAAAGTCTATTTTTGTAGGACTTGTCGTTTCTACTAAGACTTTTGTCTAACTGGATGCTAATATGGTGGAACGAAATAAACGATTGAGAGACAGGTTGCAAATGGAAAGGACCTTGTATTAAATGACCTTAGACCATAGAGAACGGCTGAAAAAAGCCACTAATTGGTATGCCCAGCGTGGTTGGAAAATCTTGCCTTGCTACGGAATTAATGATTCTGGTAGATGTACTTGTAATGGTCAGCACGATGAACCTAAAGATGTTGGTAAACACCCAGCCATTGGTGACTGGAATACTCGTGCCACTAATGAAGAAGTGGTGGTACAAACTTGGTGGAACAATTCTCCTGAAAACAACATCGGTGTTGTATGTCAAAAATCTGGATTCTTTGTAATCGATATCGACCCACGCTCTGGTGGTATTGATTCTTGGGATAAGTTCCAAGAACTTATGGAATATGACTTACCTGAAACAGTTGAAGCCTACACTGGTGCTTATTCTTACAACGGAAAAAATTCTCGTGGTCGTCACATCTACTACAAAGTAGATGAAAATGAAAAACTAATTGGAAATCTAAAATCTCTAAACTTGCCTGGAATTGACATAAAGCATAACGGCTATGTTTTATTGGCACCATCACGCCATTTTTCTGGAGTGAACTATGAATGGGTCGAGGGAAAAGCACCTTGGCAAATTCCAATTGCTGATGCTAGCAAAAAACTTTTATCTGTACTTCGCAAGGCTGGCCGTAGAAATACTGGAACTTCTTTAGGCGATAGCGATTGGGCTTCGTTCACTGGTCTTGAGTATCGTGGTGAGTCAGTAGATATTGCTAAATTCCTTGAAGATGGAATTGATGAAGGTTCTCGTGCGGTAGACATCTATAAGTTGGCCTGTGCTCTTGCTAACAAAATGGGTGTAGATACTGAATATAAGCGTATGGCGATTGAAACCTTGATGATTCGTTTCAATCACGAAAAAGTTCGCCCGCCGATGGAACTTGAGGGACCTAACTCCCTACTAATGCATACTCGTCGTGCTATGGATTTTGTTGCTGAAAATCCTGTCAGTGAAAGAATTTGGCCTGGGCTACAAGATTGGGCTGAGCAAAACAGGGCTCAAAATGGGGTCAGTTATCAAGGTCAAACTGAAAGAGTAAGTACATCTGACCCAGATGATGTTGAAATTTATCAAAGCACTGACCTACACGGAACTGTTGGTGGTGCCGTAGACGAGGCTGCTCGTAACGGAATTTCTATTGCTCAAGCGTTTGGTTCTGGAGATATTGATATCCCTAAAGACCCTGATGCGATTACTGAAGCAGAGGGTGGAACTCCAGGCAAGCGTTCTCTATCTGACTTAGGAAATGGTCGTCGCATTGTAGATTCATTTGGTTCTTCGGTTCGCTACACTCCAGGGATTGGCTGGTTCATTTGGAACGGTCAGTATTGGAGAGCCGATGCTGAAAACTTAGGTATGCAAGAGTTGGCTAAAAAACTAGCACCAATTATTGCTTCTGAAGTTGCTCAGTATGATGACCCAGATAAAAAAAATGATGTAGTCAAATGGGCTAACCAAGCAAAAGCAAATGGTCGCCTAAACGGTGCTATTGAAAGTGCTAACTCTGACCCAAGAATAGTCACTGCCGTTGAGCAGTGGGATGGAGATAAGCATCTTATTGGTGTAGCAAACGGTGTAGTTGATTTGAAGACTGGTGAACTTTTGAAAGGTAGACCAGAACTTCACATCACCAAGAGAGCACCAGTTGGATATACTCAAGGTCTTCGTAATGTTCGTTGGGAGCAGTTTATTGACTTTGCTACTGGTGGAGATAAAGAACTTCAAGAGTGGCTTCAGCGTGCTGCTGGCTACACACTGACTGGTTTGAATACTCAAGATGTTATGTTCCTTGTTTATGGTCCACCTGGTTCTGGTAAGAACACATTTGTTGAAGCATTGGTAAAGGCTCTCGGAACTCAGCAATATTCTTGGCCACTGGACTCAAGCATTCTTGCTGCTAATGACGGAAGTTCTAGTAGCACTGACCTTTATCACTGGGCAGAACTTCGTGGTCGTCGTATGGTGTGGGTTGACGAGTTACCAGACTCTGAGCGTCTAAAAGAAAACTCTGTAAAAAAACTTACTGGTTCATCCGAAATCTCTGCTCGTTCTCCTGGTGAAAAGCCATTCACATTTGAATCAAGTGCTAAGTTGTGGGTAACTACTAACCACAGACCTATCATTACTGATGAGGCTATGTGGAGAAGACTTCGCCCAATCCCTTGGAGCAATGTTCCAGATAATCCAGACCCAGATTTGAAGGCTTACTTGTTTGACCCAGAGGGTGCTCTACCTGCTGTTCTATCTTGGGCAGTTGAGGGAGCAATCAAGTATCTAAACTCTAGTGCTAGAGACCCACTTGGTTGGTGTACCGCTGTTCGCACTGCTGGAGAAATGTATCAACGCAATGAAGACCGTATTGGTATGTTCCTCGAAGAAGAAACTAAGGAATCTGTCGGTGGCGGGCTTGCCGTAAAGTCTCTCTACTCTGTTTATCGTATGTGGTCTGAAGACCGTGGTGAAAAGGCTATGACTCAGATTGCGTTCCAGCGTAAACTTTCTGACCGTGGTCTTGATATAGTAGGACAAGGTTCTAGGGCTGAGATTCAGAATATGATGCTAATCCCTAAGGCAGTTCCAACAACAACAGATGTTGATTGGAATGTAATAAATAGATTTAACCGTTTCTAATCATTTACTTATACAGATATGTTGTAGAGTAAAAATGTCTAGTTGCGGGAGAGTAACAAGATAGGGCTGGGGTAGTGATACCCCAGTCCTCCTAAAAAGAAAGATAGATATGAAAATTGTTATTGGAACACCTATGTATGGTGGAAACTCAAAGAGCGTTTATGTCTCTTGTTTGACCAACTTGACTGGTGAACTAGCAAAGGCTGGTCATAGTGTGAATATTATGTCAATCACTAATGAGAGTCTTATTACTAGAGCAAGAAACACTCTTGCTCATATGTTTATGAAGAGCGATGCCGATGCTTTACTTTTCATTGACTCAGACCACGGGTTTGTAGCAGAAGATGTTGTAAAGATGGTCAACTCAGGTAAAGACTTGATTGGTGCTATCTATCCTATGAAATCAATCAACTGGGAAAATGTCCGTAAGGCTGCGTTGGCTGGCAAGCCTAATCTAGAACTTTACTCTGGAAATTTTGCCATCAACTTCTTGTCAGAACAGCAAAACTTTAAAGCAGACGAGCCGTTCAAGGTCCGTGATGTCGGTACTGGAATGATGTTTATTCGTCGTAATGTTTTTGAAGAGATGGCTAAATCTGATTTAGTCAAAAAATACAGAAACAATTCCCCTAGCGTAGAAATTCCTATGGGAGAAGAAATTGTTGAATACTTCACCACTTACATCACTCCTGAACCAGAATCAATTCTTTTGTCGGAAGACTATGCATTTTGTGATATTTGGCGTAAGTTGGGACACGATGCTTGGGCTGCTCCTTGGGTAAGAATTACTCACTCTGGAGAATTTAATTTCCCTGGATACTTCTTATCTACTTTGGAAATTCAAGGTCAGGTGGAAAATGACCCAGAAAAGACTCCTAGTCAACCTGTTCCGACTGAATTAAGTCAAGCAGATTCTTTACAGTTGTTGGATACCATTGTCGCTGATTCTGAGTCGGAATAGAGTCTTTATTTAGACCATCAGCAATCTTTCTGTACGAAGCCCCCTGAGAGCGTTCAAAGACAATTCGGTCTTTGATTTCTTGGGGGGTTTTGTTCATTGGTCCCATATCAACTCCCCAAACTACCCCCCTAGACCTTCGGTCTTTATGTACATCTTTCTGTCGCTCAGAGATAATGCCACGCTCCATTTCAGCCAAGGCAGACATAATTGTAACTACGAAACGACCTTGATATGAAGAAGTGTCCAAATTTAGGTCAAGCATAACCAAACGCCAACCATTGTTATTGGCTCGGTCAATAATGCTCAAAAAGTCCTTCGTAGAACGGGCTAGACGGTCAATGCGGGTAACAAATAAAGCGTGGGCTTCTCCACTATCTAACCTTTTTAAAGCCCCTGAAAGGGCAGGGCGACCCGAAATTGACTTACCTGAGCGACCCTCTTCACGCACCAGTTCAAACTCGGTATAGCCAGCAAGTTTGGCAGCATTTCTAAGTTGTCTTTCTTGAACATCAAGGCTAACGCCGTCGCTGACTTGTAGTTGTGTTGAAACTCTGGCATAGAGTAGGGCAACTTCTTTATTAGTCATCTTTTCCTTGTTTGGCTTCTGCCAACTGAGCCTTACGCTTTTTCTTGTACTCTTTTGCTAAATGCTCATCTGTTTTATTTTTAGAATGAACGGTTCTAACCATATCAACAGAGCAACTGCGGAAGTAATCAGAACTTCCTAGTACATCAATCCACTCGGTACCTTTTTCAGTTTTTACATACTTTACAAAACGATAGCGACCTAGCCAACCTTTTATTTTTAGTTCAGTTCCAACTTTTACATGTCTGCCGTTGATTTGTAGTTCAGTTTTAATTTCCCATTTATCGTTGGGTCGTGGTCCGCTAGGTGCTACGCTTTTTCTTTTTGCCATAGTTTTACTCCTATACTTGTATGTATATAGTATCACTTTTACTTAGTTCTGTCAATACCTATATATTCGTGTGAATAACTCCAGCGATTTGGGTCAATGCTCCATCTTGCTTTTCCGTCTAAATTTAGACCGTCTGTGCGACGCTTATGATTTTTAGATGTTGGTTTCCATAATGCCGATTGGTCTCTGTATCCGCCTAGGCGTGGATGGCTAGTCTTAGAAAAATATCTCTTGCCGTTGTCTAAGTAGTGTTGAGCAACTGCTTCAGAAAGTCTTGGACCAATACCAAATCCTTGAAAGTCAGGGTGAACCACTAAACGATGCTCTCGGTATGCTTCTTTTACAGTTCCCGATGGATATGCGATAGATGCTACAAATCC